ACCTTCTTGAAATAGGTGGCATCGGTCAGACCATCCTCGCAGATCTCAAAGCCGATGTGCGTGTTGTTAGCCGAGCCGCCTGCGTGCCAACCACGATGGTCCCAAGGAAGGGTCTGGTAAGTAGCAACGGTGCCGTCAGCCAGCTTTCCGATAAAGCCATGAACACACACCTCACGACCACCGGGATGATAGGTGTTCCAATGGTTGTTATATTGATTCTTGCCGAGTCTGCCGTCATCGGGACCGACATAGCGTTTGAGAGTTGGGTTGTTCGCCCCGGTGGAGTGAACCATAATACCCTTGACCTTGATTTTCTTGCCCGCCTTATAACAGGCATTTTCAGTAAGAATGAGCTTATACAGTTTCATATTATTTGCCCTCCTTTGTGGCCGTTCTGGTGAGCTGTTTTACTGCCTGGTTAGTGCCAGTCGCAGAGAGACCGCTTGCAGAACCGAGGACGATTGCCACAAGCAAGTTCTCCGTTCCCATAACACCGGGAACGAAGTAGAAAGCAACGACACCGCATACCGCACCAAGGCAGCAAGCGATCAGAGGAATAAACCTCTTGAATTTCTCATCACCGCCCATAGCGGTTTTGATGATATCGATAATGGTGTACACGATTGCAGCCAACGCAGGGATGGTTGCGATTTCAAAATTGGTCATTGCACGTACCTCCTTATTTGTGTGCTTGTTTGTTGATATGATTTTCGAGCTGTTCAATGGCTTCTGTTACGGGGCCATTGCACCCTTGCTCCTTCAAACCCATAAGGCAAGCGAGGACACCGTGAACAAGCACGGTTTGCTCTTCCTTAATGGCCTTGATGTCTCGGTCTTGCTTTTCCTGCTTTAAGAACCATCGGTAAATACCGAACACCGCACCAAGGACAACGCCAAGTGCGGTAATGGTCGCAGCCAAAGCCGTGATGTTGATTTCCATAGCCGTTTCCTCCTTTTAGATTTGGGTATGAAAAAGGCACCCCTGGGCGGAGTGCCATAATTCCTTATTTCAGCCAGGACGGTTTGTCCGGCTTCTTCTTGGTTTCGGTTACGTCAAGCCAATCCTTGTACCACTTACGCAGTTCTTTGGTTTGCTTTTCGGTGAGTGTGTCATACCACAGCCACCCTCGGTTGATAACAGAAAAACACTCCGCATCACGCTCGATACGGAGTTGTGCGTTTTCTGCTTCGTTCTGGAGAGCGGTTGCTTGACTCTCATCAAAGAACAATTTACCGTCCTTGATTCGGTAGGCTCGGTAGTTGCGTTCAAAGTGGTCAAGGTCTGCCGGAGCTTCGATTTCGGTGCTGTCAAGGATGTCTCCAAGAGTAGCATAGTTTTCAATAAACCCTTTGTTGTCAAGTTTGATTTTCATCTTACTCCTCCTTAATTAACACCATAAACGTTTGTAATTGGACCAGAGCCATTGCCAAGAGTCATAGTTACTGTACTGCCGGAATACTTGAGCTTTACCACTCTGTAATTCAACTCATCAGCTATCTGCCAACTGACATCAGATGTCGTTATCATACCTTTAGGAACAATGATAGACATTTTTGATGCCGAGGAACTGGGGTTTCCTGCAATGATGTAGGCTTTGTAACTTCCATAGTTGAATGTAGCACTTCCGCTTGTTGCTGAACCACTCCATAAAGAGGTGCATGTGATTCCAAGGTTAGTCCTTGCCGCTGCTGCCGTAGTAGCTCCTGTACCACCGTGGCCAATCGCAACAGTTCCTGTGACATTGGCTGCATTACCGCTGAAATTGCCAGAGGTGTTTATATAGCGAGTGAGAGTTGAGTTGGTACCTGCGTTATAGTTGGTATCGGTGGCGTAGGAAAAGTAGAAGTTATCTCCCAATGCGCCAATCTCCCATGACCCATTTACGGATTTAGCTGATGCAACGGGATAGAACGAGTTTGAAGACGGATTAACAGTTCCACGAATAATGGCGTGATCACGTCCGGCTATCCAGGAAGAGGCTGTACTTGCATTTTTGATTTGCCCGGTCATTGTTCCACCGCTCTTTGCCAGACCACCGAGGTTAGAAAGAGCAGTAGATGCTGTGGTTGCTCCCGTGCCACCCTTTGCGATTGTAACCGCAGAGGATAGTTTTGAGGGAGCGAGTGAGCCGTTCAGCGTTGTTGCGGTTACAGTAGTTGCCGTTACTGCTCCTTCGATTTTTGCGTCTCCAACCACGTGAAGTGCAGCCGAAGGTTCAGGTGTGTTGATACCCACCATCTTCTTTCGCAGAGCCACCAATGGTGTGCCTTGCGGTACAACATAGTAAAGGTCGAGTGATGAGTAGGAATTCAACTGGTCACGAATCTGAATGTGGAAGTCATAGGATGAGTTCGCATCCAAACTGCACAGCTCCAAATTCGAGAACGAAAAAGATGTTCCGCTTTTGGTAACGGAAGTTAGGATGCTTGTGTACGAGCCATAGCTTGTAGCACTGGTCAGCTTGTAACGATAGCGGACATACAGCAAACTGTTCTTCTGGACGCTATCAACCAAAATCGATGAAATCGTGCCGTTGAAAGAGAGTTGCATTTCAGCCTCGATGTCGTTTGTTCTTCGGAGCGTGATAGAGCTTACCTTGGGTTTGGCATAAGCAAGAACCGTGATTTTTTGTGTACTGCTTACTGTATAACCACGAGAGTCGGTAACGGTAACAACAACATCCAAAGAGCCGGATTTCGCAACCGCACCGAGGTTTATAACAGCTCCTGTTGTGTTGGAGAGCGTTACACCATTGCAAGTTGCAGAGTAGGTGGAAATGGTCGCATTATTTTTCGCTGTTGCCGTTCCGGGAGTGACGTACAGATACGAGTACCCTTGTATAAAGATTTGGTCATTACCAGTAACGGTAGATGTAGCAGAGCGCCCATCATAAAAAGTGAAGGCAGTCATCGTAGGAGCAGAACTTGCAGATGTTGTCTGCACGGTTGCGGTTTTCGTGGAAGTTGTGCCGATCTGCGTTGTTCCGCTGTAGGTCAGTAAAGCAAACGTACCTGTGAATGACTTTAACGATGCCATAGCCGTGAGCAATGTAGTCCTTTGTGCTGCCGTCAAGGTTATGGTTCGTGCAGCCGTTCCTTTTGCCCAGGTTAACCCTGTAATGGAGAGGTAAACTGTTGACCCGTTTTTGATTTGGAGTGTGTGCGTATACGAGGCGTCGTAAACGGTGGTATTAATACTGATGCTGACCGTAGTGGCATCGGCAGTTAATGCGGACACGCTACCAATAGTCGAACCGCCCAGGGTTTTCGTTGAAACAGCACTTGAAGTGCCATAGACCTGGTTGGATTTCTTTCTTGCACGAACCTTAACCGAGTAGGTTGTATTCGGAGAAAGCGAAGATAACGTTGTGTTGGCACTTGTGCCTGCGGTAGTCGAGAACTGTGTCCAGTTTGTTCCGCCATTGGTGCTGTACTGCCAAATATCTGCTGTTGCAGAAGAAGTGGCGCTGATTTTGAATCCGTTAGCGGTGATGTTTGAAGTACTGCAGGAAACAGTAGGTGCAGTTCGGTCAAGTGCATCAAGGTCAATGGTGGTCGATGCGGTAATCGTACCAATGCTCGTGCCACTATAAGTACCGCTGAATCGCCACGAAGCGGATAAGGCAACACCCGTTTTAGTTCCGTTTGTATTATGAGCCACTCGCACGGTGTAGGTTTTTAGCAAAGTCAAATCATAATCGTTTGTGCTATCGCTAATAGCCGCTGCCGTATAGGTTTCGGAAACACCATTGATGGAAACGGTAGAGTCGGATCGAGAACCAACAGAAATAGTGTAATATTTAAGGTAAACATTGAGTGTTACATCGGAGTAGTTTCCCGTCACACTTTGCGAAGCTGACCAGGTGCAATACAGACCGAAGTTGTCTACCGGGTATTTATAAAAGCTACCGCTTGTCGCCATAATATCTCCTTTCTCGCTTAATCAAGGATTACGATGTTAAGTCCCTCGGAGGCTGTTGTCATCGGAACGAACTTGGTCTTACCAACTGTTAACTCGCCATCCACCGTGGTTTTCTTGGTAACAGTTTCATCCTTGTTCAGCGTGAATATTTTTTCATCGTTATAGTAGCCGGAAAATTCCGTGTTGTTTATAACAGTTCTCTGTGCAGAATCAGCATTGGAAACTTCAATACCGCGTCGGTCAATCTTTACCTCGGTGGTATAAATCTCGTTAGGAGCGGGTGTCCACTTATGGACAGTCGTTCCTTCCGCCAAGATGATATCCGAGATGTACAGGCTTGCAATACGATTATAGCAGTAAATGGTGATGGTGCTGTCCTGCACATCAGGGATAACCAAGTTATACTCCGTCCAATCAAAAGTAGAGGTTGTACTGAACAGATACAGATATTTGGTGCCGTTATACTGAACACGGAAGTACGAAGAATAACTCGCCCCGGTTTTCTTTGCACGGAGCGAAATAACGTAAGATGAACCAGGAACAACACCCGTGACCACTTGCTTTAGAGTTGAGCTTGCCCCAAGCACAAAGCAGGAGTCAGAGGTGGTATTGTTCTGCACATCGGTTGAACTGTCTGTTGAAACTGTGCCAGAAATAGTCCAGTCATCGGTTATGCCGTTAAGACCGGCAGAGTTTCTTATAAAGTTGATACCGCCAGCAAACTGCTCACTCATCGTAAGAGACAATCCGCTAACTGTGTGTTCCAGTTCGGAGATCTGCTCTTGCATTTCAAGGACAGTCTCTTTTTCCCCGGAAACCTCTCCGCTCACGGTCTCTACTGTTTTTGTGAGGTTTGAAACATAGCTGTTCAATCCGTCAATAGAGGTTTGGAATTCACCAAAGCGAGTGGTGTGGGTGGAAACGGTTGTACGCAACTCTTCCAGGTTGTTTTGAATTACCCAACCGAGTCCATCCCACACCATTGTTTCCGGCGGTACGGTGGCGGTGTTTACCCAGAGCATACCAACGTAGGGGTTTTCGGGTGCGGTATCGGAGGAAATGACATCGCATAGGTTAATGATGGTAAACTGTGCAATCGCCCGCATGGAAACACCTCCTTTACAGAGTTACTACCACCATAAAGGTCGCCTTGGTGGCAACATCGGAAGAAGACACGGACAGCGTTTTGCCGGTCTTGCTACCAGAAGTACCCCAGGTAGTATCAACAGCACCATCTTTGTTGTACTTTGTCCAGGTGTATGTGCCTTTACCATCGGCATCAATTTCAGTACCAGCCTGGTAAACAACAGCGGTCAGCACCGTGGAGCCGACACCATTCTTAAAGACGTCTCCGCCCGTGGAGGTGATAACCACTTGGATGGGGTCAGAGTTATCGATAAAGGTTGCAACGTCGTTGAAGGTGCTGTTGTAAGTGTTGGATGTGGAATCGGAGTCCGTCGCCACACACTTAAACACCGCATAACTATCAACGGCTGCAGCATAGATAGTGATAGTGGCCGTGGTTGTGCCGGAATACATACCAGTGGTGTCAGACAACTTTCGCCAACCCACACCAAAAGAAGCATCATAACCGCTCGAAGATGTGGAAGTTACGGAGCTGTCCATAATGCCCCATTTATAGGTAACGTTGGTAGTATCAACTGTGCTGCCACGCCACAGTTCCGCTTTTGCGGTAAGGGTTGCGACTTCACTGTTCTTAAACACATTACCTTTTGGAGTAGTAACGAGCAGGTCAACGATACCGCCACCATTTACAACACGGGAGAAAGAAATGGAGAGCGGATGCGTAATGGAAAGACCTGTGGAATCGTCCTTGTAGGTGATTACGCAACGGAAATCAATACCGGGCAGACCTGCCATAACATTGCCTTTAACGGTCAAAATGTGGCTCTTTGCGCCGGAGAGTGCATAGTTGCCGGACGAAGTCAGCGCCGTAGTAGATGTACCCACATACCACTTCACGGAAGTGACATTGGTAGACGTGATTTTGTCAGCAGTAGTGCCGATCACATAAAGGCTGGGTGTCAAAACAACATTTGTGGTTGACCAGTCGGGCGAGTAGGTGCCGTTATCGGGGTTGTACATCTGCGTTTTTGCATGGCTCGACCCAATATAACCCGTCAGCGTGAGGGCGTCATTGTAGTCGATAATCGTAAATTGGCCTTGAGCTTTACTCATTGGATATCCTCCTTGTAATTCAGCCGAGCAGGCTGTTTCTTGTAGTCGTGTCGATGAGGTCGCAGAAGAAGGTTGCCCTTACCTGGACATCATCTGAGTCGATTTCGATGGACTTTGTGCCACCGAAGTGTGCATCGTTCCACAGTTTATCTGCCTCGGCATCATCGGAAACCCTGGTCCAGATGAACTGGTTGTCGTCCAGGGTATCGGTGATATTTTCATCCCAAGAGAAAACCGTGGCATAAAGCGTGGTTTTGATGTTGTTATTTTTGAAGATGTTACCATTGGAAGAGCTGATGACAAGACGGTACATTTTTTGCTCTTCAATGACCGAAATGCGGTCGCTCTGTTCTTGCACCGATTCGGTTGTTGCGTAGGCGCGAAGTACCACCTCGCCAGTCTCCAAATCCCAGTAAGACGAACCGTCCTGGGACTGAATAACACCCGCTTTGATGATGTTAGCCACCAAAGAGCCGGAGGTAATAAAATCGGCCACAATCTGCCCATCGGCGGTAATTGCCGTTTCATAGGGACCGTTGTAGCCATTTTTGGAGAACCCCAAACCTCCGACATTCCACCGCCATACATTTACGGCAGTTTCTTTATTTGGGGCATCTAAAATCAGCAGTTCGTAAGGTTGCCCTGTTTCGCTGTCGGTGTTAATGACAACGTAACCACCCGTCTGACCCGTGATGAGTCCAGTAGCTCCTTTGATGGCAGCGTTCATTAGGGCGGGAAATCTGTCGATTTTTGTCGTGGCTTCTTCGGCTGCTACCTCGGCAGAGGTGACATTATCGAGCAAATTGGCCTTTGCACTACCCAAGGTGATGGATACATACTTTTCTGCGAGGGTGTCATAGACGGTGGTGATAACTTTTGCCTTGGCTGTGATGCCAAGACGACTGTGGCGGATCATAACCGTATCACAGAGAGATACACGCTCAAGCACGGCAATGCAGTCCGGCTGTTTCCAGAGCGGTTCAAAAGCAACGGTTATGGTTGGAACGGCTGTGCCGAGTGGATTGTTGTCCAGGTAGTTATTGGCGAACGCTCTCAAACCTTCCTCCGTTACCGGGGTTTCCGTTCCGAAAGCGTCAGTAAAATCACGGATGAGGGTCTTTTGCTGAACGAGTGTAGAGTCCGCTATTGGGAGTAGAACTTCCGCAAGTGTAATAACAGTTTCTGTTCCATCCTCTGCGGTGGCTACCGCATAAGGAAGAAGGTCGGTATAAACATCGGTGTTCTCGTTTTCATGTTCCAAATCCGTGAGGTTTTTGCCGTATTCAATTACCACTCCCGTCTTCTGCCCACGACCTTGATGGTGTATAACTTTAAAGTTGTCCCACTCATACTCGCCGCCCCACAAATCCAGAAAAGAACCCGCCACGCCGCCCAAGCAAGCACGGACACTTTGCGGTTTGGAAACCGAGAAAGGTTTAGCTGTTGAGTAGTCGGTTTGGCAGGTGAAGCTGTGAGGGGTAGCTGTGTTTTGAAATACACGCTCCATCGCAAGGCTGGGCGAAATAGAGTCGCTTGACCATTGAAGAGCAGCAACGTTGGAAAGGTCATACGAAAGGTGTTGTGCATATACCGTTATTTCGCCGTTTATGGGGGTAGAAATGCGATAAATTCGGAACACCTGGTCATTTGCCGTGTCGTTGGGTTTTGCCTTTACAAGCCGTTCTGTGGCGATTTCCTTAAACAAGGGACCGCTGATTGGATACTTGAATTCGCACTCAAAGGCACCATTGCGTTCTTCGGTGACTTCGCAGGAAGTACAATCTTTAAGAACACCGATGCCGAACGTGCTGAAGTTGGTGGCATTCGCTTTATATAGTACTGGAATCATATCGAACACCACCTCGGAAAGACGGATATACCCTTAATACCGCCGGAGAAAGAAAAGGTATTCTCACCGGGGTAAAGGATGGGAAAGCCATCTCCCGCGACGGTGTCGTTCTTGGGTTCGGTGTCTTTATAGCAGTTCATCATTTCCGAGTCGATTTCGACATACTCGTCAATGTCTGTGAAAGTCCAGGTTGCATTGCTGTCAGCGGATTGAATAGTCAGCGTACCTTCACCGTTGCCCACCACACGAATGCGAGGTTGGCTCTGGAATGGATAGGGGTTCGTTAGGCTTTTGCCGTTACCCACAAGTTGACTCTTCGCTCCAACAACGGAATATCTGAACGGCTGACACGAAAAACTGATAGTAAAGACACCAATACGATTGAGTTCATCCTCGATATCGAGCTTTCCGGCATATACCGCCTTTCTGGTAAACTCGGTATCGTAAGTGTCGGAGAGGGTGTGGTAACTGTTGAGTCCTGAATAGAGCCAACCCTTGACGGCGGTGATTTTTTGTGACAGTTCCGCTACGCTCTTGGCGGGCAAGAACACGGAATACGTAACCTGGGCATTGGGGAATCTCCCATCCCCGGAAATCAAATCGCCGTGCCTACCGGGAATTGACAAGAAGTCCACTTCATATTCGGGAGCAGAGAAAACCTCCTTGCTCTCGATCTTAAGGCCCATGTCCGAAGACTTGACACCTTTATACACAAAATAGTTCACGCAAATACCACCCCTTTCCGCTTTGCAAATTGTCCTGCGGTTACCAGCACCTCATTGGTGAGCTGCTGAATATCCTCGCTTGAATAGTTATTGAAGTTTGAAATATTGAGTACCAAAGACAAGCCGGTTTTTGCTGCGCCAGAGGTTGCCGAAGATACACTTGCTCCAATATTACCGCTCACGTTGAAGTCGGTAGGTAGAGCCGTTTCCATATCCTCTGCGAGTCCGTGCATCACATCGGTGATGTCCTCACTCATTCCTTCAGCCGCCTTTACAGCCTCTTTACCGTGTGCATCGAGCGAACCTGCAAGACCATCAACGAGCATTTCACCGACCCATCCCATCTCTTTGGAGGGTGATGCGATACCGAAAAAGTCGCAGATTCCGTCCCAAATGCCGGAAATCCATCCCGAGACCTTATCCCAAAGCCAGGATGCAAGTCCCTGGATACCTTCCCACAGACCCTTTACGATGTTGCCACCGATGGAGGCCATCTCACCGAACAGAGAGCCGAAAGCCTTAACGATACCCGCAATGATTTGTGGTACGGCTTTGACAATCTCCACGATAATTGTCGGAAGGTTCTTTATAAGCGATATAAAGAGGTCTACACCAGCTTTGATGATAAGCGGAATGTTGCCAATTACTGCGTTGATGATGCCAGAAATAATCTGTGGAATTGCATTCACGATGGTTGTTATAATCTGCGGTAAAGCCTGGATGAGTGAAATCAAGAGGTCGATACCTGCTTGGATAATGAGGGGTATTGCCCCTAACACCGCCGTGATAATACCATCAATAATTTGTGGGATAGCCTCCACAATGGCAATTATGATATCTGGCAGAGCCGCCACCAAAGAGGTCAAAAGCTGTATTCCCGTCTCGATGATTTGCGGAATGGCATCAAGCAAAAAGTTGATAATTCCCATTATGATTTCCGGGAGTGCTGCTATCAATACCGGGAGGGCATTCAAAATACCCTGGGCAAGACCCATAATCAACTGCAAGGCAGCATCCAAAATCATAGGCAAGTTCTCGATGAGCGTGTTGACGATTTGAATAATGACCTGGATGATTGTGGGTATCAGCGTAGGCAGAGCGTTGGCGATACCAGTCGCCAGGGTTACTACCGCCTGTAATGCTGTATCTAAAAGCAACGGTAGATTCTCAAGGATACCGCTCACAAGAGCCATAACCAACTGTAAAGCGCCTTCCGCTATCTGTGGTAAGGCTTCAATTAGGCCTTGGAGTAAAGCGAAGATAATCTGTGAGGCTGTATCTATAATGGTCGGAAGGTTGTCGATGAGTGCTTGCGCCAGAGACCCTACGATTTCGCCCACAATTTCGAGGAGTTCTGGTAAAAACTCCATAATCATATCGAGGACTTTAGGTAGGATATCACCGATAACATCCGACATCTTTCCAATGTCGCCATTGGCATCAAGGATGCCGTTTGTGAACTCACA